AAAAAGAAATTTGCCACCGTTACATCAAAGTTAAATAGTTCTGTAAATGGTGAAAGTAGCATTAAAAACCAACCAACATGGAAACCCATGCACATTGGACAGCGGAACAATTCTCCAGCTCTTCCTTTTGTTGGTCTAATGTTTTTGAATATTTTACCATAAACGATGATTTGTGTAAGCCCGTAAGCACACAAAATAAATGTCAATAGGTCCATTTTTTCTCCGTTATACCTGTTTCTGCGGCTTGTCCCAACACCGTAAGTGCACTTTGGACACTCTGTTGTCCGGTGGTTTTGAGCACTGACTCTACCCCTTTAATATCTTGTGGTGTCAACAGGCCCTCACTAGACAATTGCGATGCCACAACTGCTAATGCTAAGATTGGTGGTGCAATATTCATAACTCTTTTACCAACTTGAGAATCCATAAAGTTTTGAATACCCATATAGCCTTTTGTGGAGAGTTTCAAAAACTCATCTGCTATGCCTTCCTCGATTTCGTCCTGAGCAAGGTCTTTAAGTTGGTTTAAATCTTTTACTGCTTGCATCACCTCTTCATCGGCTGATAGTGCATTTAAGATTGCTTGTAGCCTTTTCTTGTCTTTAATGTCTACAATGTCATCAGCTAATTCTTCCACAGCCGCAGGATCTTCTTTTAATTTAGAAAGCGTATCTTCTTCAAAAATTAAATAACTGTCCCATCTTTCAAATATTGCTTTCATTTTAGTAGCCACTATCTTATCACATCGTATACATGTAATTCATTGCATATGGATCACGTATATACATCGAACCCTGTGTTGAACGTTGAGGTACTTCACCAAGCTCAGTAGAGTATTCCTTATCTGGCTCAAGCATGTGATCATCACTCATTGATATGACTGCTTCTGCTTGTTCGAAATATGGTCGCTCTTCTTCAATAAACTCATGAATCTTTATAAGGGCCATTTTTGCAGAAGATGCATCAGGGTCAATAGACTTTTCCATGGTGGCTTCGATTGAGCCAAAAAACGACCCTGCCTGCACACTCTCAGGTAAGACTATGCCTTGTTTGTGTAAGTGTTTAAACAATCTATTTTGGGCGCCGTAAACTAAATCAGACATATTTTCTTTAGGAAACGTCATAACTTTATTATTATCTGGAGATAGTACAATGTCTATATCCCCATGATCAAAAATCATCAAATCTCCTGACATTGAACGGCGTAAGTCAAGCTCTAATCTAATTTTTTTGGCATTCGCTTCTTTACCAACTTTAATGATTACTGCCATCGTTAATCTCCTTAACAATCTGTTGTGCCTTGAGCACAGTCAGCAAAACACTATCGTTAATAGATGAATCCTTGAATCCTTCAAGTTTTTCAACAACTCGCAAAGCCTTCTGCTTCATTTCTGGATCTTCTGCAATAACTTGTTCTTTAACTGACGACTTCATCTCGTTTTTCAATCTAGAAATTTCATCGTTCAAAAATATCTTTAACTGCAAAGCATTGTCAGTGAATGACGCTATGTAATGATTCAATAGTGTTTTTTGCTCTTCCAAAAGATTGTCCGAGTATTTTTCATTGAATTTGTGAACGAAAGTGCTTAAAGCTATACTATCAATCTGTTCAGTATTTTCGTTGATATCTTTTGACTCAGACATGATATTTACAAGCTGATTCTCAAGCATTACTCTTTTCTTTGGGCTGGTTTTAATATTAAATATCTGATCGATGGTTGCTAAAGTCTTATAGTTTGGAACAAAATTATTAAATGTTTCCGGACCCAGTTCAGTATTAACATCATGAATAAGCTCCGTTTGTTTCTGGAATACCCCGTTAGGATCAATCATACGACTAGCAAGTTTTGATTCTTTCAAAACTTTTTCGATTAAATGTTGTGGCAAGTTGGTAGTTTCATATAAAGATTTATAACATTGTAAATGTTCCGATAATACAGACGTTGGAGCAAAGTGTTTTTTAATCACATTCACAACTTTCTGTTGTCTACTTGTATCATTTTTAATGATCGCCACCGTAGCTTCTCTTATTAAACATTCGTAAATAAATGCCGTATTTCTCTTTTTATTGTGCTTCATCTTTTTGCTCCGTATTTAAAAATTCCTTTTTATCTAAAACTTCAATCAAATTTCTCACAGATTTGTTAACATCAAATATTTGTTTTTCTTGATTTTGTTCCTCTAAAGAATATATAGACTGGTCATCTTCATAAATCCCGGTAGTTAAACCATCCATCCTAGTTAAAGTTTTAAGATCAGTATATCCAGGAGTTACATTTCTTGTAGTAGCGCTGCTTTTTTCTCTAGAGTACTTAGATGCATATGAGCGAGTTCTAGCGCCTGCAGTTCGTTTGTCACTACGCACTGGAGTATACACCTTTCCTTTTGCTCCTGGAGTAAGTCGGGGCGCATTTCTAGATCCCGGAGGGACCGCGAGTAATGGGGAGTCGTCTCCACCGCCCTCGTCTCCAGCTGCAGCATCGCCGGCCGGCATTTCTTCTGGGCCTGCATCAAGATCAAGGCCGCCACCTTCTTCACCACCTAGATCAAGTTCGCCTCCCTCTTCGCCGCCCAAGTCTAAACCACCACCCAGAGCCCCGGCAGTTTCACCAGTCGCTGCTGATTCAGCAACCTGTTGCAATGCTGCATCATGCTTCCGATCGTAGTACATTTCTCTTTGGTTTCTCAAAAATTCCTCATGAGACATGCCGAAGATATTATCAGCAACCCAACGACGAGAGAAGTATCCCTCGGTGGCCGATGCCGCAATATCGAACTTTTGTTTCCAATGTTCTATTTCTTGAAGTTCTGCGATTTTAGATGGATTGTTAAGAGAAAGAGAGAACGAAAGTAAGTCGTCGCCGCGGAAACCAAGAGTATATAGATGAATAATTCCTACTTTTTCAAGCTCAGAAATGACAACTCTTTGAAGACGTTGGATAGTTCTTGCAAACCGGATATCCTTTTGAGCAAGCGTAGTCTTATCTTCGCTAGCACCATCACCCATTGCAAGATAAGATTGTGGAATTTTGAGTGCTGAAAATAGTTTGTCCCTCAAATATTTAATGTCTTCAATCTCTGTAGTGTTGGAGCCGCCGGCAAGATTTTGAATGTCTGTGACAGAACCTTGTCGGACAGGAATAAAGTAATCCTCTTCAATTGACATTGGGTTATATCTTAAATCAACTTTACCAGTGTCAGGGTCAATAACGTTATGTCTTTTAAGACTAGACACAGTTTTTTGCATAAACTGCTCAACCTCGTTTGGAGGTATCCCACCCACATCAATCTTGAATACACGACGCTCGGAAGAACGGATAACACGGTAGGCCATCATGGCATCTTCCATCAACGTGAGTTGGCGCCAAATACGACGAGCAGGCTCAAGAATAGAGGTACCATACGGAGAGTATTTATCATTACCCAAGACTCTAAAATGAGCAACTTGCCAGTTTTCAAAGGTCATTCCAGCGGAGTTCCATTGATATTGAATATAGTTTGGATTTGTCGAGTCCATTCCCTCAAGTCTTTCGATTTCATTAACAGGAAGAGAGATAACAGACTGCACACCATACTTATCATCAATATCTAAATACAGGAAGAAGTCTCCATACTTGCACATTGTACGAGACCATCCAAAAAGATTGTATTCAACGTTAAGAATGTTGCTATAAAGAATAGCTAACACTGCTTTTATTTCTTCGTTCGGACAATTAATATTCAACATTGGACGCAGGGCCGAATATGTTGTCATCTCATCTGCATAAATATCAAGAGTGGATGCAATCTCAGGCATGTATTCCATTTGATCAAAGTCGATATATCTTTCTGTTCTTCTTTGATTTTGGATCGCTTTCGTAGACAGTGTGTCTAATGGACTATAATGTTGTTTCTTGAACTGTTGACCAGATGTGGTTTGAAACCTTGATGAGAACTTGTCCAGATGTTGACGGCGAATCCGTCGACCAGATTGGGACCTATAATTGATAATCGGTCCAGAAAATAATCTAGTTAAAGATTTAAATAATGTTGATTGGTTGTTTTTTGGGTTAGTTTTAGGGCCAGCCATTTATTTTCTCACTTTATAATCCATTTGTATTGTTGATACATTTTTTCTGCTTCACTCATTTTATCAAAAATATTATCTTTTTTGTAGCCGTGCTGGCCACTTATTTTTGTATTCATGGTAGTTTTTGAAGATATTATTGCATTCGCAAAAGCTCTTTGATAATTTAAATCTCTAGCATTATTTTGAATAGCTGTATCTCTCACCCAGCATGCAATTGCGAGTGCCATAATGAGATCATCATGATACCCTTTCATCGCCTGTGGCTTACCATTCCTCCAAATAAACGTCTTCATCTCGTTAATTGTACGAGAAGAATATATGGTAATTAGTTTATTTCTTATAAACTCTTCCATTTTCGCGATTATAAGAGGTCTTGTCTTCATGGAAGTAGTAAACCCAGGCACAGCAGAGTTTAAATTTTCTGCTTGATACTGTTCGATGTATTCATGTGTCGACTTAATTGAGTGATAGATGTTTGGGTAACCTTGCTCAATTAATTTATCGAGAACAGAGTACCCAACATTGTTGTTTTCTACAACTAACATACAGTTTCCGTATTCTCTGCCGACTTGATTAAGCATGCCGGCATACATGTCTAAGGTTGGTTTACCTTGATATTCGCCTACTATCTGTAGTGTTTCAAGCTTTATCATATGAAATGTAGAATAATCAGCACCATCTCCGCGAGCGACATCCGCTACCATAAGGTACGTGCATTCTGGATCATATTCTTCCCATATCCAGAAGTTTCGATCAAAACCTGTTCTGTACTTTGGTTCTTTGACATTTGACAGCAACCACTCCATGCACTCTGGATCGATTACAGTTTCACCGGAAGTATTGAAGTTGCATTCAAGCTCTTGTGCTATTTGTCTCTTTGACATATTTCTGGTTTCTTTCTTATACCACTCTTCGTCACGATCAGGATGTACATCCCAAGGTAGGGTTGTTAGCTTAAAGTTATTGGCGCCACTTTCGGCATCAACACAATTTTTGTGGAACCAATTACCAACACCATTGGGCGTAGATAAAGCGATACAACGACCACCAGTGGATAGCGTAGGATACAAACCAGTCCACAACTCTTCTAATCCTTCGATGTGTGCTGCCTCATCGAGCACCAAGAGTGACAATGCTTCTGAACGGCCGGCATCACCAGATGTGGACGCAGCTTTAATAGATGAACCATTTGATAGTTCAAAAGAAGTTCTGTTATCTACTGAAATCGTTGCGATACGTATCCACTCTGGTAAATTCTTCATAACATTTTTTACTTTCTTCACCAAGTTACCGGCAGTCGCAAACTTTGTCGCCATAACAAGAATAGATTTGTCTTTGTGAAAAAGCATCAACCAAGAGATATAGCCCGCAGTTATTGTCGATATGCCAAGCTGACGAGCTTTTAGAATAATATTAAACCGATAGTCGTTAAAATCATTAAGTAAATCATCTTGAAAATCGTAGGTATCAAAAAGGATTAGCCCGTGCATCGGGTGCGATATACGGGCATAATTTTTCAAAAAATATGCAGGGTCTTTGCCACACTTCAATATTTCTTGAAACTTTTGCTTTTTGGTAAGTTCAAAACTCATACACTCTCAGATAAGACTTGCCTAATCAGTGCCTTGAGTTCTTCCAATTTAAAACCAACTTTTGGTCGACCTTCTGCGCCGGGACGATAAAGAGTTTCAGGAGGTTCTTCATCAGCATCGCCCATTTCAACACCAGGGATTTTTTCAAAAATAGATTGGAACAAGTCGGCAACTTCTTCTGGCGGCATGTCTTTGACCATAGCTGCAATCTTGTCCTCGACACTTTTAGGTTGTTCTGGGCTTGGCTCGTCTAACGATGAGAACGGCATTGTATCAGCAGACCGATCCACATCGGCGTCTGCAGGGGCCTGCATGCCTTTGCCTACACCGGAAGTTCCAAGCTCATCATTGGCCCATTCTGGTCTGGGGCCTTCGCCGCGGATCCAGGCAAGAAGCTCTGCTACCTTTTCAGGACTAAGGGCCTCTTCAAGACCCTCTTCTCTGGCATATTCCTCAAGGATGATTTTATAAAGTTCTTGTTGAGTGATTTGCATTTTACGATTCCTTTTTTCTGGTATCGTTTTGTGGGCGTTTGCCGCCATCACCATTCCAGCCACCTTGGGACATAAAGTCCTGCCAGTAATCATTCGGGGCTTTTGAACCTGTTTTATTGTTCATCTCTTCTTCTAAACCACCAACCTTATAGTTCATCTTGGCCACCACCCAAGTTCTTATCCTGGACGTGCTTTCAACTGTGAGGTCTGCTTCACCTTCTTGTGTGAGTGTGATAGAAGAACCAGTAATCTTTCTGTACTCTTTCTTCAAAAATTTCGCGATTTCATTGATCTTGTTTACTACGTCATCTTCGAATCCATTTTCATGAACTTCCTTTAACTGAACCTCTGAATGATATACTAAACACATCATATCTCCAGAAAATCTAACATTAAAGCCATCCATAATTCTCTTATCTAAGATTGGATCGCCCTCTTCTCTTTGGAGGCCGGCCTTAATCGGTTCTCCATTTTCATCCAGCGCGCCGTCATAAGCATTCGCTGCCGCTTGGGATAAACCCTGCACAATTTCATATACTGTTGCCATTATTCATGTCCTTTTAATTTGTCATATTCTAAGTAGTGCTTAACGGAAGATATGTAATCCGCAGCCTTAGTAATCTTTGCTTGTACCCAGCCCTCAAGTTCTTCACCGTCGTGAATCATTTGCTCCAACTCAGCAGCATATTGATGTAGCCTAAGTAAATCTGATTTTGCCATGGACGCTTCATGATCGTCTGCACACGGAGATGCATGGCTTTGCATTGGTTCTGGCTGTGGATCCCCGCACATTTCAGATACCTGCTCCTGCTTTGCAGCGGTAGATGCTACAGTTTGCTGTAATAGTTTCATAACTCTCTCAAGTTGAGCACGGTATTTTGTCATGTCAACACCGGGGGTTGCAGCCAATTTAGATAGAAATTCCTCAATCTGATCTAGAATACCTTTTTCTTGAGACGTAAACTCGGAGTCATCTGAGGTTATTCGATCCACACTCGTTTGTTTTCTTTGGGAAGTGGACATCGAAGTTGTTTTTAGCTTAGCAGCCTCTTCCTCTTCTTGTTCAACTATGACTGACCTTATGATATTTTTCAATATTTCAGAGTTAAGTTTCATCTGGTCTCCATCCTTTTAACCATCTTTCTTCTCTGTCTTCAACATATTGAACGTAACATTTATTGCAACAATCAAATTTAAGAAGACAAATATCGTCCATAGATTTTCGCGGAATCATTCCACAAACAGGACATTTTTTTAATGGCTCCCTATTAAGTAGTTTTTTTGAGACCTTTATACCATTTATGTCTATTTTCTCTACTGACTCTTCATGTCTGTAGGATTTCTCATACATTTCTTTTATTTGTTCAAGGTAATCTTTTTCTTTTTCTTCTGTCCAGTCAGACTTAGGGTTTTGTATTGTCTCTTCTCCATACTTTTCAGATATAGCTTTCTCAATTGAAGCAATTTTATTATAATCTTTACTCATTAAAAACCTTATATGCGCCATATGACGCGGCAGTACCAACTAGGATCCCACCAACAAAATGCAACCATTTGTAGCGTGGTGAAGTTTTTTTTAGAGCATTAGCCAGCAGGTCAATCTCTTTATCCTTTTGCATTATAAACAAATCGTATTCATCTGTTAAGGCTTT